AAAAATATTAAGTGCTCATATACTTGGAGGATCAATTTATCAAGGGTATGTAACATTTAATAATGAAGGCCAAATTTATGTATGGGCAGCAAGTGGTGATGCTTATATTATTAGAATTTTATATCAATAGTGATACAGGAATTTTTATCACTTTCTAATGCAAAATTGTTTGTCCGAACAAAAGGCGGTAATGTTTGGGGTATTTGGGTAGAGAAATAATCAAAAAAAACAAACACCGTTACACAATTTTTGACCAAGTGCCCTTGCTGTACTGTGCTATAGCGAGCTTTTTGTCTACTGTAGCGACTCCAATAAAATTTGCAATATTGTTAGCTGTTAGAACAACTCCCCAAGCCCAAGATGGATATAATCCTCCAATATTTCCCCATACTGGAATAATTTCACAGTAATTACCGGATATCAATATATCGTTGATATTATCATTTAAAGTGAATGCTTTTTTGGGGACTTTATCACTATTTAGTTGGTTGAGCGCACCCACAATTGTTTTATTGCTAGTCTGCAATTCCGAAATGGTAGCCTCGTTTAATTTCTTAGCTACCCACTTCCAGAAAGTGCCAAAAAGAAGTCTTTTGTTTTTTCCGTCTGTGGAATCACGAGCCATTACTTCATCTGCATCTACCGGTGTTGCTGTTTTTTCTGTGTAATTACTCCATGTGTTATTTGCCATAGTCTTATACCTCCGTTGAAATATGTTGTTTGATAAGTTGCTTTAATTCATTCAATTCCGCTTTCACGGAATCAAGCTCAGATTGTATATCTTTGACTTTCTCATGCTCGTTCTTCAACATGGCGAACATACAGGGAATCATAATACGGTAGTTCCAGTTCTCAGCACGTCCTTTTTCGTCATGGTCAACGGCAATCGGGAACCTGCGGTCAATATCCTCTGCAATGAACATTGGCATTTCTTTTCCACACCGTTCGTCTTGCTCCATAAGATATCCGTCTTTGTACTTCGCCCAGATTACCTTGATTTTATAGAGGTCTTCCAGTTCGTCTTCCTTTACGGTTTTCCCGAGTACTTTATAATGCATAGAGGATGACGCAATTGTTCCGACATCTCCATTGCTATTCTTTCCTAAGTTACTACCAGTTATAAGCTTAGGCATTTCTGGCACATTGAGAGTCAGAGAGCTGCTTCCGGTTGTCTCCACTTTCATTCTGGATACCGTTTTTAAAAGAAGACCAGATTGTTTGCTCTCCAAAACAGTCCAATATCCATCAGAGTATTGCGCGGATAAATCGAGAAGCCCATGAACAAGGGAGGAATCGTAGCCAGCTGTAGCTACTGATTCGTTTATCTGGAACCACTCTTTTCCCTTGAAGTTTTTAAACCCAACCGAGTTATCTATTTGAGTTATTATATTTCCATTCGCGTCATACACCTCAAAGGTGCCATATCCATTATTCGGACCGCCAAGCTTCAATGTTCCGCCTTTTGCATAGGTGAACGAAAAATATAACTGGTTGCCCTCTTTATAAACTTTCACGGAACCATTATTTGTAAGAAGATTAAATATCTCTTCATGGGTAAGTGCGTCCACATCTATCACCACAGGGACAGATTGCATATCCAGCTGATTTGTAGTTCCATCTGCTGCATACAGGATAAATCTAACAGACACAATGCTTCTATCCAGTGAGCTAACAGTATAACTTTTACTCGGCTCATTTACAGTTGAAACCAATACGTTTGTAAATGTAGAGCCATCCGTGGAAGTCTGCACATACCATCTACCAGAATATGCCGTTCTTGTAGCACTGTCACCATCTCGATAATAAGCTTTTGCCGTAATTGTACTTGGTACAACCTTGTCATTCTGACCTCGTTTTAGGATATTAGATGAAAGCTCGATAAAATATGTCCTGCCAGGTACACCTTGTTCTCCTTTATCGCCCTGTTCACCTTTTATCTTCGTCCATCTATATTTTGTCGGGTCAATGGAATCATCCGGCGTGTCGTAATCAGTATATTGGCCAATATACTGCTTTCCGGCACTGACAACTACATCAAAGCCAGTTTTTCCGTCAGCACTATTCGCATAAGCTATGTGGAAATATGGCGTCTTTCCGTCCGCACCTGCTTTTCCAGGGATACCTTGTGCGCCATTCGCGCCTTTTACAAGTGTCCACGCGTAATCATCTGGATTAGTACTATCTTGCTCGGTAAAATCCGCATACATACCGATATACTCACGATTACTGTCCGACACAGAGAAATCTGTTTTTCCATCCGCAGAATTCGCATAGGCAATGTGTGTATAACTTGTTTTTCCATCTTTTCCGTCTGCTCCATCCTTGCCATCAGAACCGTTTTCCCCATCAGCGCCTTTGTATCGGGTCCATGTATAATCAGCCGGATCATCACTTTCCGTTGGCGTTTCCTTATTATTTGCAATTCCGATATACGCAACATATTCTGGTTCCAGATAGATTGGATTTCCTACAGTATCACATATTGTATTCCCATCTGTATCAATCCATGGAACAGTATCTGGGTTATCTGACATATCTTCGCCGTTTGGCATAGAAGCGTATTTAATCCAGGTATATCCATTCTTTCCGGGCTGTCCATCATCCCCGCGAAATTTTGCCCAGGTATAGGCAGCTGGATCCGTGCTGTCATCCTGTAAATAATCTGTGTAAGTACCAATATAAATATCTGGTGTCTTTGTCATCTGTCCAGATGTTGGATTTTCTACCGGAGCATATTTAATATGCAAATACGGCGTTTTACCATCCGCCCCGGGAGCTCCAGGAATTCCTTGTTCTCCTCTCGGTCCTTGTGGGCCTTGAATACCTTGTTCACCTTGTGGACCCTGTATGCCTTGGTCTCCCTTAGGCCCTTGTAATCCGTCAACACCATCTTTGCCTTTTTCGCCAGCGTAAATTTTAGATAACGAAAATCTCTTAACTACTGATAGAACACTGATATATGTTGCTTTGATGTCTACCCATCCATCGTCAGCGGATAATGCTGTTACCGTGTATGTCTTGGTCGCATTATTCCAGGATCCTGTTACGCTATCCGATTTGATAATTGTAAATTTACAATCAGATGTAATATCCTGTGTTCCGTACATCACGACTGCCTGCGTGTTTACGTTACTCGGAAACGTTCCGTAATTTCCGTCAGAATCAACAGAAATACCCTGGTATTCGTTACTCAACTGCAATGTCATATTCTTTGCAAGAGCTGCCGCTTCCTGCGCGGATTTAGCTGCCGCTAAAGCATCCTCGGAATCCTGTAATGCTTTTGTTACGTCCGTGTCTTTTAATCTTTCCCAGTAATACCCTTTTCCATCATTGCGGAATCTGTAAGCATGGCTGTCTCCATCATAATACAGATCACCTACATGCTTACTCATTTCTGTATCAGTTAGCCACTCGTTTGCCGGGTAATTGCTAAGTGTAGGTGCAGGAGTCCCGGTCCAGGTATTGATATTTCCGTCAATCTGACCTTGCATACTGTTTAACAGTCCGTCCAAATGTGATGCACCGATTCGCACAGATGCGCCGTCAATTACAATCTGGTTATTATCAATATCGGCTGAAAAGATAATCTTTCCGTTTGTGTCACGCACGATCAGCGCGCCGGCATTGATGTAGCTTGCATTGATTCCCTCGGCGTATAGCAGTCTTGTAATCATTTCTCCTGTAACAGTAAATCCATAAGGATAGGTTTTTCCACCATCTGTAGAAATTCCAATGGCTTCCGCCGTGAGTTTCCATACAATATCTGATTCTTCCAGAGTCGGCTTATTGTGCATATAATAGATTACACTACCGTCGTCCTGTGGATCTTCTGTCATATAAAGCCCGCCAGACTCCTTAAGCGTATTTGCTAGCCTTTCAACGGCTTTTTCGCGCTCTGTGCGTTCATCCTTAACAAGTTGTCTAGCTTCTACCAGTGCTTTTGTAGCTTCCGACATATATGTGCTGCTATTTCGGATGGGATCATCTGCCTGCGTTTTTACAGTGGTAATGCCATTTAACGGAGATGATACATCAGTAATCGGTGTAAGATATTTATTTCCGTTCCGATCAAAGCTATATGCCATGTCTCCAAACTCTAACAGAGGATTATAAATCAGATCTCCTTGCAGATTTCGGAATTTAGCCCCGACCAGATCGCCACCGATCCATGCCGCTACAGTTCCGAGGTCACTGTCAGACAGAAGATTATTTTCCAACTCCAGAACATATCCAGCAGTTCCAAACAGGGATTCCGATTCTTTGTTTTTTACTCTGATACCAGTAATTACAATATCATCACTGGAAAGTGTAGGACTACTCACGTAATCCTCTAATTTAAACGGAACTAAGGAGCCGTTTTCGACAGCTCCAAAATTCCATTTTATAAACTGCAAATAACCTCTGTTGTCAATTCTGGCGTTTGCTGTCTCTAGCATTGCCGTCCATCCGATCAATTGTCGGAATGTCATATTATCTGGGAGCGCTGTGACAATTACATTTCCATGCGCCATAGAGGAAAATCCCATAGGGATTCCTAAGTTTTCACATGCATCTCTCACCAGAGCCATAATCGGCTGCGGAAGTGTCAAGGCGCTATAATATTTAGTGTTTGTCTTGTACATATCATCAAGCGCCGTAAAGCTCAATATTTCACCGTATTGCTCTGGCGTGGTAATTGTATAGACGCCCTTATCAATCGTCTCGTATCGGTCTTCCGATGCGGCTCTGGAAAGGACTATGCTGTTTCCATCAATATCAAGAATTGGCTCGTAAAAATCATCCATCCAGATTGATTCACTAGCTGATTCTGCAACAGAAGTCTGAAGCTTCAAATATGCATGCACTTTAGCTTGATAGAAATTATAATCTTTCCACTGATCCTCTGTGTTATCGAGTTCAAGTCTCATCGTTTTGCAGACTGTAGCGCCGACCGGGAAGCTACTACTCTCCGCACAATCGGAAAAGTCATTGTTGCCGATCATAATCTCGTTTTCAAGTGTCTTTGTTGTTCCGTCAGCAAAGGTGATCTCCACGATTTCAATTACTTGCTCGCCATCCTGCAATTTTTCTTTAAAAGTATTTGATACATTAATCAAGTGGATTCACCCCCTGCATATTAAATGATATTTCGGAATAGTATTCCCCAACTTGTTTTATGTTGTAATTCATTTTTCCCACGTAAAACTTTTCTGAACGCCATTCATTTTTGTGTGCTAACCAGTGATGTAAAATGAACGGCTTTCCTTTAATAATTGCATTTACCAGATTAGTTGATTTCTCATCAACCGGCACATTGGTGGCTTTATAGCTATATTGCATAACTGTAAAAAGCGGAGTTATTAGCGCAACTCCTTTTTGAGTTCGATTACTTCCCTCCGAATAGGTGGTCTCAAAGTTACACTGCATATCCTCATCTGGTTGAGGGATGAGAAGCCCATTTATTTTATATCTATCAGTTATTGATTTACTTATTGAAAATGCCACATTCTCACCCCCCTATGCCAATTCAAACGGATTTGTACCGCTTGCATCACGTCTTAACTTTGCTTCGTCAATCATCTCATCAAATATGGTTCGTCTGTTGAGCTGTGCGGTAAATCTATAGCTTCCGCCAGACTGCTGTCCTCCAGTTTCTTCCCTTACAATCTGCCTTAACAATTCTTCTGGTGCTTCCAGGTTGCGACCATTCTTCTGATCTCCAAGCACTGCAAGGAACTCTGATCTTGGCGGGATAACGGCACCTTTTGCAAGATATGGAATTGTAGGAACTCTTGGGAAATTAGCTGTAAATCCAATTGTCCTCGAACCAAAAGGAGTTGGAACCTTCCACGGTCCAAATGTAAATGCTGATTCAATGCCGCCGATTGCACTGTTTACAGTTCCAATAGCGCTGTTTGCAATTCCGATGACTTTGTTTAGAATATCCCGGATGGTATCACGGATACCGCCAAAAATTTCCACCACTCTGTCTCTTGCCGATGTAAATTTGTTTACAATAGCATCGCGGATAGCTGCGACTTTATTTCCCACAATCGTCACGATATTCTCCCAGGTTTCTCTTGCATTGGCTTTCATACCGTTCCATAAAGTTGAAGCTTTTTCTTTCATGTCGCTAATTTTTCTGGTTGCCGCTTCTGCCATTTCTCGCGTCTTTGAAGTAACAAATTTAACTATCGAAGAAACGACATTTGAAACAAGTGTTCCTATCGCATCCAAGATTCCAGTAACGGTTTCTTTCAGATCAGAAAGAATCATACTTACACCTTTGCCCATTGTTTTAAAGAAGCCAACAACAGCAGATGCTACGATTCCTGCAACTTCTTTGATTTTGTCCCAATTTTTGTACAGTAAAACGCCAATCGCAATGCAAGCTCCAACGGCAATAGCGAATATTCCCCCTGGTCCGATAGCTGTTGCGATAGCTTTAATACCACCTATAATTCCACCCGCCCCAGTCATCAGAGCTATAAGACCTTTTCCATATGTCATAATTGTACCAATACTTCCGCTGATGCCTTTAGCCAGTACCGCGATCTTTCCTGCTGCAAATGCTCCAATCAGAGCTGCGCCGAATGCCTCAATGATTGACTGATGGTCTGCAAAAAAACCTGACAAATCAGACACTAGGTTAATCACTGTTGGAATTCCTATTTCAATCAGCCATTTCAGCATCGGAAGAACGATATTATTGTAAATCCATTCAAGAACATTTCCGATGGATTCTAAAATTGGAGCAAATGTACTGGTTAAATTGCTGATAGATTCCAATAGCGGATAAAAGTTGAGATTCGCCGCCCATGTCGCTGTATCCTCTGCGATTTTCTCAACAAACTGCATAACTACTACAAGAGCATCTGCAATGTTCTGGATAATCTGTGTTCCGACATTGTTCTTATTCCAAGCATCTGCGAAGCCGGAAGCGATATTCCCAACGGTCTCAAGTACGTTCTGAGCAATCCTCAGCATGGTCGTAAGCATCGTTGTGCCCGTGCCGCTTGTCCAGACCTCTACAAGGCTTTTACCTACACTTACAGCGAGCTTTTTGAGTCCATCAAGTGCGGTTTTCGCCGCATTAATAGTATTCTTACCCTCTTTTTTCCAAGCGTCCTTAAATGGCTTCCAGAGTTTTTTAAGAAGGTCGGCTAGTTTCTTAGCAGAATCACTAATCTTGTCAAGTGCGTTTTCGCCCTCTGCCAGGCTGCCATAGTCCACACTGCCAACCGAACTCGGCAATCCTCCGCCCCCAGAGCCAGTTCCACCGGATCCAGAACCAGATGGAATTGAAGATGTGCCCTCTGTGGAACTAACCTTGTGTACTTCGTCAAGTGACGAAAGATAGTTTTTTGTTTCCTTATTCGCTTTTTTTGTTGCTTTTGCATTGTCGTTCGTGGCATCTGCCAGTTTTTCTGCATTATCGGCTGCCTGTCCATACTGATCTGCTGTATCCGCAATCGCTCCTGTTCCGGCAAGCCCTGCTCCGCTTCCACTTGTCTGACCTGATGATTTCTTGCCAGTAATCAGTTCTGTGAAGCTTTTAAATGCATTTGCCAGAGTTGCCAGTTTACCGAGTAGAATATTGATTACTTTCAGAACAGGTGTGAAAATATTAATCAATCCCTGCCCAACTGTTGCTTTGAGAGACTGCAACTGTAGCTGCATCACTCGTACCTGGTTCGCCCAGCTGTCAGAAGTACGAATAAAGTCTCCAGATGCCGCGGACAACTGTTTCTGCACAAAAGCTAAACGGAGAGCTACTTTTTCCTGTTCGGTCATTTCGGATGTAGTTTTGCCATAGCCATTAGCCAGTGCGTACTGATCGAGGGCTGACTGAGTCATTACCACGCCGAGGTCCTTGAGTGTTTCCGTTTCACCCGTAAACACTGATTTCAGCTTAATGTAAGCCAAGTCCTGACTGATGTTGTAGAATGATGCCACGTCACCGGTCAGCTGTGTCAGAGCCGTTGACATGTCGTAAGCCTGTGATTCTGAGAATCCGAATGACTTAGACATTGCTCCGAACGTTCCAACATACTGCTTTGCCATGGTTTCTGACAGTCCGGCTGAAGTCATGGCACTCTTTGCAAATTCGTTTACCTTATCCGACATGGTTGTAAATGTAACATCAACCACGTTCTGCACTTCTGCCAGATTAGAACCAAGTTCCACGCATTCTTTGCCGAACTGAATCAGTTTCCCAACCGCAAATGCACTGCCGATAAGGATACCGATTCTTTTTACCGTTGCACCGAGACCCTCAAATTGTCGTCCAAGAAGATTTACATTTCTGCTAGTCTTTGGTATCGTAGTATTTGCTTCATTGAACCCTCTGGATAAACTTGAACCGACATTATCTGCTGAAGACTCCAAATCATTTACAGAATCTTCCACTTCTCTGGTCCGCTGTTGCAAAGAGGAAAAAGAATCATTTAACTGCTCAATTCCTTCGTTGATTACAGAATTTATTTTTTGGCTAATTTCTTTTACAGATTTAGCCAAGTCTTTGAATGCTGCTTGTACCTCACTTATACTTGATGATATACCGCTTGTATCAAGCTGGGTATCAATGATGACTGAGCCATCAGCAGCCATGTGTCCACCTCCTAACTATTTGAGGTTCAACATCTCATTTAGCTTATCTTTATAAGCTTGCTCTTCTTCGCTGAGACGTGTTTTTATGTCAATAATATTCTTGTTTTCCTGATAGAATTTCTTTTCCCATTTATCAAGCTTTTCGCCCTTTACTTTTTTTGACCGGATTCCAACAACCGTGTTGAACAGGCATTCACCAGATTCCATGAAATATCCAAAGAATGTCCACCAGTGCATATAAGACACTGATCTGATTTCTTTACCAGCAACCTTGTTTACAGCCGGAACGATCATATCTCCGTCTTGTTTCCAGTCCATCAAGCGAGGTTTGGGTTTATTTGGACTATCGTCAACTTGACCACAGTCAATAAACTCGCAAGCTTTCCGACAAGCTTCTACAAGATGTTCTGAGGGTATGCTTTGCCAATCCTCGAACAGAATCTGCAACATAACAACTGCTTTTGCCTGTTCGTCTAACTCTGGATCATTCTGTGCAATGAGAATATCAATGATTGCTCGAAAATCCGTTCTAATAGAAAAATCCACCCCACTTATGTTTAGTGAGGTGGGAAGCTCATAGGCGGTCATTTTGTATATTTCTCCGTATACTTATTGACTGCTGCTTGCATTTTCTTTTTTCTTTTTTCAATTTCCGGTGCGATTGCATCTGCGATTTTATCCAGAACGATATAGGCAAATACCTGTCCGTTTCCAAATACGGTAGTTGCTGTAATTGGCTCTTTAAACAGGTCTTTTGATGCTTCGTAGCCAAGCAGATAGTTGATCTTATCTTCGAGCTGTTTATTTAACTCTGCCATTTCTT